TTATGCGCGTTTTCTTGTGTGTAATTGAATTTTAATCTTTACCCACGTATTCCTTATTAACTTATTTGCTGGCATTTCAATTAATTTAAACGAAATAACAGAGACAAATACGGAGCTGATTAAGCAGCTAACTATATAAATAGTGACATCACGCACATCGTTTTTGTTAGGTTGTATTATTTCTATTAACTTAGATACTATCATCCAGTGGAACATGTAGAAAGAAAATGAAGCTTCTCCAAGCAAAATTAAATATTTATTTGCAAGAATACGAGAAATAACCCCACCATTAAAGGCAAACGCAACAACAATAGAAGCCATGCAAGGGATATATAAAAGATCATATTTAACATTCATATTGCCCACGTAGTTTGTTGCCACATAAATTGTTAACACTAGAAAAATAATTGAGCCAAATTCCATTGCGCTACACGCCACAACTTTTGGAGTAACAGGCTTCGAAAGAAATATTCTACATATAATAATGCCAAGGATGAAATCTGTAATCCTGAATACAGGATTTATATAGAATAACCAATGCAAGGAAATTCCTGTTGGTGGTTGTATAAGGAAGTAAACATTTACAGTCTGAACGGCAGCAAATAGAAATACGAGATATTTGGTTTTGCATTTAACGAGTAGGCAAAAACAAAAATAAAAGAACATTTCGCATGAAATGCTCCATGATACAGGATTGAACGAAAAGTAATAGCCTGCATCAGGTATGAATGATTGAAGTAGAAATGTATTATAGAATAAAGCTTCTTTGTTTGTAGATCCCCAATTATTTGCATAGCCGAATAAAAACAGAACACAGACCAGTGAAACAAGATGAACAGGGAATAGTCTGGCCAGACGATAGATAATAAAGTCTTTATTGCTAAACATCCCCTCAGATAAATGCTTGCTAAAACTGTAATTAATAATAAAGCCAGAGAGGATATAGAAGAACGTTACGCCAACATACCCATTAAAAAAGTATTTTGCAGCTATGTTGAACTGATGTATTGAGGACTGAGACAAAATTCCCAGATGGCTTACAAACACGCCAAGGGCAGCAAACATCCTCAATGAAGTAAGACTATGTATTATATTGCTTTTCTTAGTCATAACCATGCCAAAATATGTGTAGTTTCTGGCAGGGTAGTTTCATATAGATGCTATGTCAATGACAGGGAATCAAAACTCCTGCACATCGGCGTTAGCGGAGATGGTCCAAATTGATTTAGGTGAGCCATTGACTCCTATCATTCTGACCTTCGTGCCACCACCACTAGCCGATGGTGCGACAAGGTTGGTTGCTGATGGACTTATAGCCCAATCACCTCCGTTAATTATCACGCTGGTTTCTGCAAGGCCCGCATTGTCTACATAAATGATTGGGGTTGTTGAAATTGGGTTTTTCTGACCTATAGGCAAAAATCCATTTATAATTAAAGATGGTCTGAAAGACGGATCTCCTTGAACTATTACTCTTAACTGCCCGCCCTTTACTTCTTCTGTTGCGCACGTATTCATGACAATACAATAAGGGTTCATGAAGCTAAATGCAAAGCAAGTCGTTTCTCCAGCCATTGGAGTGCAATTTTCTGCAGTACAGTTTGTCATTGTTGTATATTGCATTCCTGACAAAATAAAACCAAACTGATAACCGCTTATTTGAACAAGACGCATGTCCATTGATGTACCAATTACCCTTATCTGACCGCCACGAAAATCCTCAAAAACGATCCCACCATACCCCTTCCCTGCATATTGAGGGAATGCAACCATTTCCATGACTCCTGAGAATGGACAGTATGAATAACATCCAATATATGCGCATTCAAATGAACATTGCCGAACTACAGGTGCAGCAGCCTTCCCAAAAAACAACCCATAATAATTTCTGTAGGTGTCAACGTTTGATTGGTCAAGTCCCTGTCTACGAAACATACAGCTCTCAATTCTGCCGTTAGAGCAAAATGAATCCATTGAAGAGTCAGCAAGATCCCAATTATTTGGAACAAAACCTACCAATGCGTCCACAGATAAAACTGTGGTTCCATTTTTTTATAATTAAAAATATTGTTAGTTGTTTTATAGAAAACCGTAGCTTCAGCCTTTCCGTGGCCTCGAATCCCCATATTATTATAAATAGGGACCATTTCGCTTGTGTTAATATTCCCTGCGGGTGCATCCAGGATAACTTTATTCATCTTTGCATACTGTGTGGCCTTCGTAATTGCCTCCGCATTATCTGTAGCCCCGTCCGGCTTGACACCCCAGAATTGCATATCGTATGAGGTGAAGTTAATGCGTCGCCACACAATCGACCCTGTGTCTGGTTTAATTACAATACCACCATCATCAGGCCATGCCTGGACATTATCGACTGACTCAAAAAAACCGCCGCCAAGATGAGTTTCTGCATGTGACAAGCTGGCTGCTGAAACAACATATACAATCATTCCGGCTGAAGCAGGCGCCTGCGCACGTAATTCAGTCAGATTAAGAAAGTGGCCAACAGTATCAAAACCAGTTTCCCCCCCTGAGCAGCGTTAGCGGCATAAAGATCGTCAAGAGCACCCTCTACAGTCGCGCTGCCATAGCCAACCAATGCAGCCTTACCTCCAGACGCCAGATCGCTACGCAGCGAAGCATCACCAACGTCAATCCACGCTCCCGGCCCAACCCCACCTGACGTTTCCGGCGTAGCTCCGGCTGGAACCGTCTTCGGCAATTCACCGTCCCAGCGATAATATTCTCCGTCACCCTCTGGCGCAGGCCAGTGAAGAGCCTGATTCCGGAGCGTGATCTCAGCACCGATCTGAAATGAGTCAACCAGAATATAACCGTAATTAATTATCGCCTGATTCGCATCACTCTCGAAATCATTAATCGCAGCATTGCTATCGTTGCTAAATTTATCGATAGCATCCTTGCCATTCTGGTTAAACGTATTTATTGCATTCTGACCGTTTTCGATGAACTCGTTCGTTGCGTCGGTCGCCTCTTTATTAATTCCGTACCAGGTTTTCAGATCTTTTCCGAACCGGTCTTTTGTTGTTGATTCCTGTTTATGAACAAGTTCATCAATGATTTGGGCGTTGTTGCTGTAATCTTTAACCGCATGGGACGGCACAGGATTATTGGTGTTGTAACGTGTGGCCATAATTTTTCCATAAAAAAACCCGCACAGCGGCGAGCATTGGTGAACAGGAGTTATCTGTTAATCGTATTCGTACACTCGTTCATCATATTGAGTGAGCGAGATCCTGGTTTGTGAAGGGTCACTTCCAGGCCCTTTCTCAGTAAGCGTGAAATCCATAGGTTCACTGGCAACTGAAGGCGTCATAATGAAACGACTGCCAAGCATGGAAGTAATGCCGTCGGCGGTATAAGCCTTGCTGAAATCAGTACTGAAGGCGCTTTTATTACCATTTACTGGCAATGCGCTTATCCATGCTGAAGGGTATCCGTACTGATCTGTGATACTGACTTTGTATGTTTCCCCACTTTCAAAAATGAGAGTTTCAGAAGTGGTGAACACATTACCGTCAATTGACAATATTTCACCGCTGGCAATCGCCTCATCGTAAACGTCAGCCCAGCGCACCCGATCACCAAGCGACAGCATCCACGCATCGTTAAGTGCCGTATCCTCCACACTCAGTCGCTGATAGATAAGTCGCCTCGCTTCAAGCTGCGCACGATTCATCGCCTGGTCTTTGTTGCGGCACCCGGCAAGCTGGATTTTATAGGGGCGATTTGAAGTGCCTTCCACAATACGTTTGCGAGACGCGTCAATGCGTAATCGGATGTACGCCTTTTTATCTGTGCCATCATCATTTGTATCCGTGGCGTCCACCCATTCCAGTTCAATCCCATCGTAACTTGTCGGCAGGTGTCCCTTATACTGAAGCGTACCGCCATCATCGACGTTCGCCAGATTACGGGCATCAAATTGCGCAGAGATAATGCTTTTCTTCTCGTCACGCACAAAACGCCACTTCAGCCCGTCACGAAATACCGTAACACGCGCTGCATTACATATGGTTTGCAATCGCTGACCGAGTGAGATGTCTTTGTCATCGAATGAGAAATCGAACCATCCCATGCGCTCATTCTTGTTTTTAAGGGATCGACTGATACTGTACAACGCATCAAGATCCAGCTCACTGGCAGCGCGACCTGCAATCCTGACAAACGAATGAAGTACTGCATCAGCAAAATCACGGCTTGGGGTCAACGCACCTACCACCCCAGATCCGTTCCATGTAATCGTTTTCCGTGTCACCTCAGCATTAAATTTTCGGTCTTTAATGCCGGTTGCCTGTTCCGTTGCTGGAGTAACGCAGCGAATTAATGTGTCCTGCACCCGAACATTTCGTCGAACCTGAACTGAATAAACTTCTTCCAGTTTGGCCTGGTCAGTAAGCTGATCGCTGCCGTTATTAGTGCGAGAAATACGGAATGCGTAGCGCCCACGCCCGGCTTTCGGGATAATCTTGCGAGTGAAATACTGCCCTTCATACGTATCATTGCTATAGGAAAAAGAATCTGATTCCTCTGTCCCCTCAATCACATTATTGTCTTTGTCTACCCGCCACCACTCAGCGTTTAAATTTGCGGTTCCGTCCAGTCCGCGCTGAAAAATGACGTTGTACCAGATTTCATCAGAATCAGAAGCCATGATGAACGGCCCGACAAATAACGCCTCCATATCCTCAATTTTCAGGTAATCACCTGTAATGACGCCATCAGCCGGGAAGTCGTTACTTACCGTTGCGTTATCTATGCCAATATCGTAATAGTTCTCTGGAGCGATAATATCTCCATTATCTGACTGACCAATACTGACGATCTGTCCACTGACCTGAAACTCCCCTTTCTTCGTTGTTGTCTTACCGTTGCCGCTGACAACTGAATATTCAAGATTTACCGTCAGTCTCACATTAATCGGCTTTGATTTATCGACAAAATATTGAAAATCAGCGCTTTTAGGTACCGTGAAAGACATTGCCTTACTGCCCTTCGCATACTCAACAGCAACAATATTGTTTGTCGTCGCGCTATACAGAACCGTGTCGCCCAGGTTTGGCGGTGTAATTTCCTGGCCGTCAACGTCCGGTGATTCAGCTGCGTCATACAGTATTGGAATGGTGTCGCCGGGGTTAAATATTTCATACGACGCGCCACCAATGGTGCTCAGTAATGTGTCTGCATATTTGACGTTTTCAAATTCATAATCGCCAATCCCAACGCACAACACCTCGGTTACGTTTTTAACGTTGTTTATATATTCAGATAAGGAGGGAGCCACAAGGTCGGGAAAGGCGCGGATCTTACCGTAAATATCCGGAACTGCCTGATATACCCGTGCGACGTTGGTTTGTCCTGTGAGATCGTTATTAGGTGAATCTTTCTGCGAACCACTGGAGTTGGGGATTGTGGGCTTAGGCATCAGCACAACCGTAGCAACTGCCGCCACGATGGCCACAATCAGCATGGTGCCAATCCCCTGCTGTCGGATGATGATTTCCAGGTGATCCAGCGGCGTCGCGAGGCGCGACAAGTCAACTTCAAGTGGGTTAATTTTGCAACCGTTCCATGTAATCAGCGTCGTGCTGGCATCAAGCCCGCCGGGAAAGTGCTTTGCGATATTATCTTGCAGGGAAAGTGAATAATCGAACTCATAAACATCCTTACCAGCAAACCGCGTGGATCGCGATAAATTACAAGCATCGGCCCCCCTCCCAGGCATAAAAAATCATTTCCCCTCGATGAAACCGTCTGAATGTATCAAGTCGGTCGCAGCGCACCTGCCCCTCATGTTGCGCATCACCTGCGGCGTGTAAAACATATTGCCCATCCACAACCACGCCAACGTGAGAGGCCACGCCCTGCTTAAACAACATAAATGCAATACAGTCACCCTCGGGGGATTCAACGCGCCGCCATTTACCACTCTGGATTTGGCGTTGAAATCCGTCGGTGATTTTGATTTCGCCGCTGGAATACCCCTCAACACAGGGCAATTCCTCGCCGTAGACATAGCGAAAATACATAACCACCACGCCCCAACAGTCCATCGCTCGCCAGCTACAGGCGCGATCAACCCACGGCAGGCCAACGGCGCGCCGGATAAATTCATCTTTTGTCATTAAGGAACCTATATGTATGTAAGGCTGGGGTAGCGATCGAGATCGTAGACTTGGCTCATATTGAGGATCATCGGGTTATCGTCGGATGCCTGCACCTGCAATGTGTCTCGGCTAATACGGATACCGTCTTCGGTCACGTAAAGCGACCAATTTTGAATGGGGTTATTCGGGTCATCCTCTGTGAATTGCTGCAAACATAGAGTGATAGGTGCCGCCAGCCAGTCGAACGGGTCCATCGCCCGTATGATTGCCTTAAATTCATCGCCCACCAGCGGACGGCTAAACTTCACGCTGACGCTACTAACCGGGTCTTTCCCTTGTTCGGGCTTGTCAATTTCCATTGAGCAGGCGCGGTAGGTATTACCGTTGAATGTCATGTCGCTGAAGACATTGGCGACCAGTCGTATCGGATCCTTAAAGGCCGGGTGCGTAAATGTTACAGTATCAAATTCTGCTGCTGGATTTTTCTGGCTCCAGTACGCCCGCTGCTCATCAGTGACAGGCATCATGCTTCCTATGGATTATTTGGCCAGTACCAGTTAACAGCCGGATCGAGAATGCTGCGATACTTCCAGATATCCGGATCAATCCAGATGTCGTCAGGGAACTCCGCCGGGATAACAAGTTTGCGGGCAAGGATTTGCGCCGTATACGTGAAAACCGTACCAGCTTCGCTGGCTGGTAGCAGTGAGCCAGGCAGAAACATTACTTCGTGATCAACAATCCCAAACTCTGTTGCAATGGGTAGAATGAAGTTTTTGCGCCCACGGTCAATGGCGTTTTCAAACCACGACCAGAATATGGTTGCATTGTCTCCAGCGAAGATAAATGTGACGTCCCAGATAACCGGCACGTCATCACTTAGCCGCTTGCGATATGGCGGACCACTGCGTGGATCGGATAACTGAAAAGCTGCCGACTGATTGCGCGCTTTACTGGATTTTTGAATTGTGTGAAGACCTAACGGCCATTTAATTTCCGTTGCCATTATTGTGCCTTTCCTGTGGTGTTCCAGCTATCAGACAATGCACGAGCAACTACCCCCGTATGCGAGCGTAATTGCCTTGCGACTTCGTTCACTGCGAGGGTGATAGTTTTCGTGTCCGGATTAAAACCCTGATTTTCTACAACGGTTCCCGCTGCCGTATTGTTAATGACAATATTTACAGGAGATGAACTATTTCCGCCCTGCATATCTCTGTTGCTGACAACTCGTCCGTTATCGCCGGGGATCATGTACTGACTGCCGTTGCTGGCCTGGAATATTTCTGGCTTGCCGTTTTCACCTACGCGATACATTGAGTTAGCGGAAACCGGGCCACCGTTGTAGCGAGCGCCAGCGACGGACAGCATTTTTGTAAGTCCCATTGTTGAAGCGATCCCCGTCTGAGCTGCTGCGGCATTTGCACCAAATGATGCGAGCGAAACCATCGCCGCTGCCGGGCTGTATGCTGCGGCAATGGCAGGCCCTGTTATTGCAGCCTGCGCAACAGAAGCAGCACTGGCTGACTGCCCTATCAGCATGTTTTTAAGTGCCTGGACACCCATCTGAACTAAAGCACCAACGGCCTGATCAAGAATTGTTGAAGCCATATTTCGTAGCGCATCTGTTGCTGACTGCGTTCCGGTAATAATGCCGGTGATTGCGTTGGTGGTTCGTTGCCCGACTGCGTCGATCATATCCATCGTAAAGTCATTCAACACTGATTGCGCACGGTACTGCTGCTCCAGAGCTGCCAGCCTCTGTTCCTCATACTGTGTTTCCTGAGTATTTTTTAACGCAAGAGTATTTGCGTTAATAGCGGCTGACTGTGCAGCAGCTTCACTCTGACTTAGCGACTCATTAGCCAGCCTTGCATTTACGATTGCAAGCGCAGCCTTGTTGTACTCATCAATGAGTATCAGTTTCTTTGCGTTCTCATTCGCCAGTTGCTGAACGGGATCAACCTGCGCCGCAAGTTCCTGTTGAGGCGTTACCACCTGCTGCGACTGAATTTTTGCGAGGTTAGCCTGGTGTGTTGCTGCCAGTCTTTCCGAGGTTTGATTGTACTGCTCCTGGCTTATTTTCTTCGCAGCCAGGGCGGTATTCAGATCTTCAACATCCTGTTTGTAACTGGCGTTCTCTGCTGCTTCAGGGAGGAGCTTTCGGGCCGCTGCTTCAGCTTTTATGGCGTTGGCTGTATCCCATTTTTTTGCTGCATACTGACCAGCTAATACGATCTGCTCTTTGGTTGCACCTTTACCAAGAGACTGCTGCGCAGTCAGCATGGCCTGCTCACGGCTCAGCTCATTTGTTGAGTCGGCTGCGAGCTCCGATTGCTGCTTGAGATTCGCTAACTTCTGAGCAACAGAATCAGCCAGTGAAATGCTTTTCTTATGTGTTGACTGGAAATCTTTCTGCGCCTGCGTATTTTTGTACGTAGCTGCGGCGTCGTTCTCCATCTGTTTGGCGTGCGGATCGTCCTTCGAAAATCCCGCATCTTCAGCGGCATACTGTGCCTGCAGGCGGGCCCGAGCCTCACCCTGTAGTTTTGACAGGGCAAGGTTACGTCCGGACTGCTTGATAAGGTTTTTCTGTCCGGCGGTCAGGTTATCGGTGGACTGATTCAGGCTGTCTACATTGATCTTCGCGTTGGCTGCCTCTCTCGCCAGATCAACAAGCTTACCCGCCAGTCCTGCGATGGCCGACTGCCCGTCAGTGGATGACGACTTCATGTCCTGGAGTTTTTTCGCCAGCTCCTGAAGTGCTTCCGGTGATGGGTTATTACTCAGATTTGACAATTCTCTTGCCAAATCAAACGCAGCTTGTTTGCTTATTCCAAGTCGGGATGAAAGTGTATTCACCGTTGATGACAGCGAGTTTACGATGCCAGATGCGTACTGCCCCTGACTATTGGCCTGCTGAATTGCCTCTCCCCATTCCTTCGAAGTGACCCCGAGAGCGGACAACTCGGCGTTGAATTTTTTGATGCTCGGCGACGCCCCGCCAACGGCGGCAATCGCACGGTCGCCGAACGTAATAAAAGCATCAGATGCTTCGCTTATGGCCTTCGGTATCTTGGAAATGGCCTGGTTATACTCAAGCAGCGCCTGATTACGGAGCAGCGTTGCAACGTCAGCGTTTACACGCGCAAGGGCCGCATATTTATCCGAAAGAGCGGCTACACCTTGTGATGATACGATGATCACCTTGTCCATTGCCTCGGCAGCCTCTTTCAGCGCAACCATGGCATTCTTGCCGCCATTCAGCGACGTAATCAACACGCCCGCGAGGACAGAACCAAGCGCAATTATAGCCCCAACCACCGCACCGCCAGGGCCGAAAATCCCGGCAAGCTGAGATCCTTGCTGCGAGAGCGCAACAAGAGCAGACTGACCACCCTGCACCTGAACAATGAAGTCCTGAACCTGGTAACCGGCCTGCTGTACGCTGGTTTTCCAGTTGACGTGGCTTTTTGTGCCTGTATCGACACTGTTCTTCATGTCGTACAGTTGCCCGGTTAATTGGGCTATTTTCTGCTTATCGGCATCAGTTGCACTTGCTCCGGCTCGTAACTGAGCAGCCAGAATTGCTGCGCTGCGGGCTCCGTTGGTTTGCTGTTCGCTCAGGATAGCTATTTGATTAGAAAGGTCAGATGTGATTCCGCTGATACGGTTCGCTTCATTTGCCTGCTGCGCAAGTTGCTTAGCTGCCTCCGCTGATGCCGCAGATGCAGATTTTTGCGCCTCCCGCATATCAAAAAGAGCACCTGCAAGCTGTGCAATTTTGGCTTTTTGCGCGTCAGACGCACCTTCACCAGCACTAAACTGAGCAGCAAGTATGGCAGCACTTCTGGAACCAGTTTGCATCTCAGTATTCAGAATAGAGACTTCCTTCTCTAGTCCGGATATTGATGATTCTGTACGTTGGGTTGCGGCCGCCATCGATGCGGCTGATTTAGCAGCCTTAGCGGAGGCGGCGCTAAGATCATAAAACACGCCTGCCAATTCGGCGATAGTGCGCTTTTCTTCCTCCGTAGCATTGGCACCAGCTCTTAACTGCGAGGCGAAAACTGCTGCGCTTCTGGCTCCGTTCTCCTGGGCTTCCTCAAGTATTGCGACCTGGTTACCGAGTGCTTCAATTACTGCATTGCCACGATTTAACTCACTCGTGGTACTGCTGACACCAGTACGAGCCTCCATCATCGCGCGCGCAATACCGCTCACGCTGGTGTTCAGCTTACGAAGCTGATTGTCCATTGAGTTAGCATAACTGGCCAGTTCAGTAAACGTGGTGCCGGTTTGCGACGCGCTCTGGTCCAGGTTACTCATCCCTCTTCCAGACTGCTGGGCTGCAGTATCCAGTTTGTCCAGTGCATCAATGGCCTGCTTCCCGCCCTGTAGCAGCGGTTTGACATCTGCGCTTATTTCATAAACGATACTGCCGACGTTCTTCTCATCTGCCATGTCATTCTCCGGGCAATAAAAAACCCCGCCGGAGCGAGGTGGTCTTGTTACATCGTCATACATCATGAAGGCCAGGAGTCGCTCACCATAACTGAATTGACAAAACTGGCTGGTGAAGCTCCGCCTTCAATGCAAAAATAGTAAGATATTACTTTCTATAAATAATCTCAGAGGGCTAATTATGGCATTAACAGCAGAAAAACTTCGAGATGGTTGTCAGTCGTTGGTTCGTGAACTCACCCGACTTGAACAACTTAACAGGCCTCTTACCATTGCTAATTTGTATGATTGGTCAGAACAACAAGCGTTTATATCAAAAATCTTCAGCGAATATAGAGAGAGTATTAAAGGTCTGCATGCGCTTGATCCGAGAAGTGAGTATTTAAATGACGATTTGCTTGATTACCTGGAAGATGCTTTCGATCGATATACTAACACTATCACTCCAGAGACATATGGCGTTGTAGATAATGCATATCTTCTGGCGATAAATATCCTTTTTGATATATCTCGTGAAGCTGACGATTTGCAATATTCACATCATGAATAACACAAGCGCAGCACCTGTTTTGGTAACTTAATAACCGTCGCCTCCTTAACCAAGAGGGGGAAAAAGGTTAATCTGAATGTATTGAGCATATAAATGTTGCCTCGGCAAACATTTAGCTACTTACAGAACGCTTAATGTTTCCGGGGCTTTCTTCTATTACCTGCCGTCGGCAAATTCTTCTGACATAAATCCACTACGCCTTCATCGCTTCCAGTTTTTGCATTTTCCGCTGCTCGTGCGCAGCCATAATGCCATCGTACTCATCGCGGGTGAAGCCTTTCTCTTCAGGGTATTTCGCTTTAAGCATTAACTGAAATGCGGTCATTGTGAGCTGTTCCGCTTCGGCGCGTGGAAGTCCAAAGTGTGAACGTGCGGCGGTGATATACTCTACAGCCCGAAAGCCTGCCGTATAAGTCTGCTGATTCTCGTGCTTTTGCAATCTGCGTAGTGGCGCTTTGCCCATAACGCCATGCTCCAGTAATTCACGCGCAATAATCAGCATATCGGTATCCGGTATCAGGCCGTGTTGACGAGTCAAATCATCTGCCAGCTCCCCCACCAGCGTTGTGGCATCCCTGTCACAACACGCCTGAATTACCGTCATTGCGGCGTTAAGCATTCGCCTGGATGCCGTTCCGCTCACAGATTCCACCAGCCATGGTGACGGCACTCCCTGCAACTCCGCAGCGCGCACCAGTACACCAAAATCTCTGCCGTTAATGATGGAGTACGCCTCCACAATTTCTTCCGGAGAGCCGATTCGGGTCAGAGCGATAAAAGACGGACGCAAAAAAAAATCATCGTCGCGTGTTGATATCACCATTTCGCCGATATCTGTAAGTGCGTCCATACTCTCACTCGCTCGTTACAGTGACTGCACAACTGGATGTGTATTTCCCGTCGTCACTGGTCACGGTTACCGTAGTCGAGCCCTCCGCTACTGCCGTTACGGTTACAGTGGAGGCTGCTACGCTGGCTGTAGCAATTGCAGGCGCGGCGGTAGCCAGGGTGAAATTTTTGTTTGTCGCGTTTGCAGGGAGAAAATTCACGCTGAATGTACCGCTTTCTCCCACTTTCAGTCCGAGTGAATTGGGCGTAACCGCTATACTCGTCACAGCGATATCACCGTCATCCGTTACAGTAACGCTGTCAGCATCTGCGACTTTGAATTCAGCCGAGAATGTCGCGATATCTCCAGTGCCAAATTCTCCGCTCCACGCTGTGGTATTCATGTACGCCGTGATAGTAATAGTCGCAAACGACAGACGAACCCACACGGACAGCTGGCGACCCGCTTTTGTTTCCTGCAGGTAATAGCGAGTCATATACGCCGGACCGAAATCACCAGGCTTATCACGCTTACGCCATTCGCCGTCACCAGAGATGGTGAAGTCCACGCTGGTTACCAGTCCCTCAACAAAGCCTTTCGTGTCGTCTGCTTCTGACGTTACGGTGTTTGGAGACAGGTCAAACGATTTGGTCGTCATCGCCCCCAGGATCTTCCAGTCGGCTTCCTGCGGCACCGTGTCCGGACAGCCCTCGACAACCTCAAGCACTGCGTTGCGCCCAATTAATTTTCCATAGTCATTCTGGCAACTAGCCATAAAAACCTCATTCATTATTCATAAATAAAAAAGCCACCCGGGGGGCAGCCTGTATATTGGAGAGAGTTTGTTGATCAGGATGTGCAGCGGAACAGCAAAGAGATAATCGTTCGGCCCTCTTCTGTACTGGCGGGAGCAGGAATACCACCCAGATTAAAAACTCCGTTCAGACAATCGTTATCAGGATGTTCGGTGATGTAATCCAGAATATCCTGCGCTCGCTGAACGACTGTCTGCGCATCGTTCTTGCCACTGACCAGTACCACCTGCACATTATCGTCAGCCCCTAAATCCTGCAGCCGTGCTGTACCTCCATTCGGCTGAAAAACAATGTAGCGAGTGAAGCCGCCGTCAGATGGTTGCTCCAGCCAGCGCGCAAGCTGAATGGTGTAGCCATCTGCCAACCCCGCACCAACCAGCCAGTCGCGAAATTTAATGAATACTGGCGTACTCAAAGGCGCATCTCCTCTGCTACTGCTCTGTCAATCTGGTCGCGCATTTCGTCAAACCCTAACTTCAGGAACTCCTTCTTGGCCGTCGCGCGCCGGAACTGTTGTTTCACCTGCGGATCGTGGACGAACATGGCGTAGCCCGCTGAATACCCAACGCGGCCCGTAACCCGGTTTTGCCCCGGACGAACATCGCGAAACTGAGAGTTGATTAATGTTGACGTGTCGATGGGGGTATACAGCGCAGCCTGCGCCCCTCCGATGTACAACGCTTTATAAATAGCCCGAACAGCTTTTTTCCCCTGGATTGTGTCTATCAGTTGGTCCAGCCGTTTTTTTGCCCGGTTAATACCTTTAACTTTTGCAGCCATTACGCCCCCGTTACGAGCATGAAGTCATCAGCCACCCGGTCAAATGTATCTGCGTAGCGGATAACCGCCTTAACTTCATCGGCCCCGGCAGAAATCGGATCTGGCTCGGATGATTCACCAATGAGAGCAAAATCCCCCAGACTCGCTTCAGCGTATTCAGTCCAGATGGTGTTTTTAATTACCACCTCCTGTCCGGCATCACTGACCAATGGCGAGGGTAATTTATTATCCCCGCCGTAATCGCAGGTAATAACAACGGGCGCAGAATATGCGGGCTTGCCCCACTCATCCACGCCACTACGCTTCCAGATGGTCGCTTTTGCCGTATAAGACCAGTTTGCCGTAGCTGACATTATTCCCTCCATCGCAACACGATCGCACCGGTAGCGCGGATTTTTGGACAGTTGATAAACCATTCACCGTCGCTTTTGACGTAACCGGTTGTCTCGCGCCCGGTATCGGTCATTACCCAGACGCGAGTAAATGACCGTGGGAGCGAATGTTTTACAGATTTCCACGTCATTAACCCCCTCCCACAACCCGGAAAAAACCGACACCATCACCAGCACTGATTGGCAGATCCGCCGAGCATCCGGCAGTATCCAGTTGACCTAATGATTCCCGCAGCCAGATGGCGGCATCCTCACCGTATTCAAATGACCGGCTCGCCCCGCTGGGAGCACCTTGTGATTTCAACCGTCTCGCTCCTGATGACATACACATAAGCGCAGCGGCGTACATCAAAATGAGCGTTTGCGTACATGAGTCATAGCCGTTCGCCTCAAGGCAATCGGTTATTGAGTTCACGCGACAGAGGATTGGATCAAGGAGTGCGGCAGGTATTGAGTAGCCAAGTTCGGCAAGGAACACGTTAATCTGATCAGCGGTGATTCCGCTGTCAGCCATAATTACGCCTTTTTGAGTTTAGCTTTCAGGTCGGCGTTTTCTTTCGCCAGGGCGTCTTTTTCGCTGGTGACTTCGGCAATCTGAGCGCGTAGTGATTCATTCTCCTGAATCAACGCTTCGTGCGCCTTTTCCAGATTTTCAGAAGGGCCGACAGAATCAGCCGCAGGAACGGCTTTTCCTGCGAGCCAGGCCGGGAGTGATTCATCTTCATAGATTTCTCCTTTTTTCAGTTCGTGACTGTCATGGGTTAAAACCCAGCGTTTTTTATCGGTCATGGTGATCCCTTATTTGGTGAATTGAGCGTAGCCAGCCTGGCCTTCTGCGTCGTGCTTGTACTGCACGGAAGCTGCGGCCATGACAGTGAAGATGTAGTTATCTTCCGGATTCTGTCTAGATTTCGGGCGCGTAGTCGGAGGCATTCCGTTCAACACTTTCACAACATCACTGCGCTTAACAATTGCCAGTACTTCATTTACCGGGACTTTGCTCGCAGGGATGATTGCCTTGACGTTGGGAATTTCCATCAAACGCGCCAGAATAGTTTTCGGATAACTCGCCGTGTAATCGTTGGTGCTCGCGTAGAACCAGTCATCGTAATTCAGATAAATGGTGACCGGGGCACGGAAATTCTTAGCCATGATGGCTGCTACCACCGCCTTAATTACACTTAACCAATTCGCGCCAGACGCGCCATTCAACGTATAACCATGAGTACCTGTGGCGCGATATGGCGCTGTGCGAAGACCGTAAATCGTCGCTCCGCCAACATTGATGGTGGAATCGCCATTAATAGCCAGATCTTCCAGTTTTTCAGCAATTTTTCGCTGATGGTTCATGATTCCGTCAGAGTCGAGTGAATACCCCTCAGTCTGAGCAGATAACATCTGGCGCCATCCGTATTCCAGCTCCGAATCGATGATTGGAACCGGCGTACCTTCATACGAGTGAACTGGCTGATCGACTTTCGCTTTGCTGCGGCCGTCCAGGCTGATATTGATATCACCGGAATCTGACAGCATCTGGAAGAAATGCACGATTTTACCCAGTGGTACAGTCTGCGAAACAGTTCCCGCCAGGTCATTAAACACCGCAAGAACATCGCGTTGCACTTCAACAAAAGAGCGGTCCCATGCCCCCCAGGCATCCTTTGGTAACGTGGATGCGTTACCAATAATCCCCTGATTTAACCCAAGCACATTACCGTCACCTGAGTTTGCCGCAAGAATGGCGCCGCCCACCTTGTTAACCTTATATCCCGCCCGCAGTGCCATATGCTCCTGCTCCATGTCCCAGTGGCGTCGGGAGTTAATGATTAGCTGTTGCTGTTGTGGTGTAAATTTAAGCATGATTTTCCTTATTTAACGTAAGCGGAATTGAGGATCACGATGTCGCCAAATCCCTCAGCGGACAAAGTGCGATTGGCTTTTTCGTCAAAAGCAGCGACAACGACATCTCCGGACGCAGCCGCTTTAAATACGCCGTTCGCACCAATGGTAATCTCCTGTCCGACGCCGTAAGTAGCTGCGGCAAGGCGCACATTAAATTCATCTTCAGCGCGTACCCGGTAAGCGGTTGCTGTTTCATGCGCCGTGTAGGCGGTATCGATGTCCTGGCCTAAAAACTCGTTATTACCGAGAATCAGCCAGCGTCCGCTTTTTGCGGAACCGGTCGTAAGCAGCTTGCCAGCGGAAATGATGACCGCCACACCTGGTTTATACGCACCAGTAACCTGTATGTTTGTAGTATCCGGCTGACGATATGCCGGACCGCGATAAATTACGTTTGCCATTATTTTTCCTCCGCGATTTTATTCAGGTCGTAGTCTTTCCACTGGTCGTCCTGATTGACGTTGAATTGTTGAAAGCCACTGTGAATAGGAGCGGCAGTGACGGTTTGCGCAAACATCTCATCAAGAGCAGCACCATCAAGGGCGTTTACAGCAATGTCTGTCAGACCAAACTTTGTTTTAACTGCCGACCGTTTGCTGTCAGAGTCTTTTTTCGAGTTAATGGCGATAGATTCCAGTTGCGTTACGAACGGCTTGAACCACTCAGGTATGGACTCGCTGTTATTAGCTTTTTTCTTCTTCTCTTCTTCCTCCTCTGCCTTTTTCTCTGCATCCTCCTTTTTCTTTTTTGCAGTCTCTTCAAGCTGTGAGTTATAAGCCTGAAGCAACTGTTCATCATTCAGACCATCAACGGTTTTACCCGCCGCCTTCAGCGCGTTCGCAATCATATTTTTCATTGGGTTTTGGTCCTCTTTCGCGCCGACAAGCGCCTTTAGCTGGTTAAAAATAAGGGAAAGCGTTGATTCCTCATCCGGCTCACTTGCCTCAGCCAGATTGACGCATTCAATTTCTGACTTGCTGCCGTCGGCATTAACAAAAATACCGACACCTTCTTCCGGAGTACCTGCTCCCGGCTTATCGAGCAGGATAGCCACATGGTCGAACTGCAAATTAGTGCAAATTTCGTTATATCGCTTGCGCTTTGATTCGCCGTTAGTAGCGATCGAACAGAAGTCCAAGCCGGTAGAAATATGGATGGGCTCCACGTTTTTCTCGGCCGCCAT